TATTGGTAGAGGTTTTGTCGGAAGTGCTGTGCAATTTGGTTTTTCCCCAAATGTAGGGTTTGATGAAAAAATCAGAGTGTACGACAAAGACCCAAGCAAAAGCACACACACATTAGAAAATGTAGTAAATAAAAGTGAAATAGTATTTATAAGTATTCCAACTCCATCTTTTAGTAATGGTAAAATAAATCTTGATTTATTGGATAATTGTTTAAATGATATTAATAAAATATCAAATAAAAAAGCAATATTTTTAATAAGGTCAACAGTTATACCTGGTACAACAAGAAAATTAGCAGAAAAATATCCATTAAAATTAGTATTTAATCCTGAATTTTTAACTGAAAGGAGTGCAAAACTTGATTTTATAAACCAATCAAGAGTTGTTTTGGGTGGTAATTTATATGAGGTTGATAAGGTTGCAGATTTATATATAAGAAGATTTGGTAAAAGTTTACCAATAATTAAGACAAATTATGAATCAGCAGAATTAATAAAGTATATGACTAATACTTTTTTGGCAACCAAAATATCTTTTTTAAATGATATGAAAATTTTATCCGAAAAATCAGGTTGCGTTTGGGAAGATGTTATTGATGGATTTATTCGTGATGGTAGAATTGGTAATTCACATTTGAATATACCGGGTCCAGATGGTAAATTTGGTTTTGGTGGTAGTTGTTTTCCAAAAGACATACAAGCAATAATACATTATGCAAATGATTTAGGAATTGATATGTCAGTTTTAAAAGGAGCTTGGGAAACAAATTTAAAAGTTAGACCAGAACGAGATTGGGAAAAATTAGAAGGTAGAGCAATTACAAAAAAATAAATTATGGTACAAAAAATTAAAATAAATAAAATAAAAACCAACCCTAAAAACCCAAGAGTGATTAGGGATTATAAATTTGATAAACTTGTAAAGAGTATTAAAGAATTTCCACAAATGCTAAAAATCAGACCAATAATAATAGATGAAAACGATATTATCTTAGGTGGAAATATGAGATATAAAGCTTGTATTGACGCAGGTCTTAAAGAAGTATATGTAGATAAAATAGAAGATTTAACAGAAAAACAAAAAGAGGAATTTATTGTAAAAGATAATGTAAATTTTGGAGATTGGGATTGGGATATATTAGGCAACGAATGGAAAACTACAGATTTGGACGATTGGGGTTTAGATGTTTGGCAAAATTCTGATGATAATATTGAGATGATAAATAAGGGTGATGAATTTTCTGAATGGATTGGAATGCCAGAATTTGAAGCAAAAGATATGGATATTAAAATAATTATAACTTTTGAAACAGAAAAAGCAAGACAAGAATATGCTGATAAACACAAAATGCAATTTTCAGTAAAAGCCAAAAAAGCTTGGAGTACAAGTTATCCATTTAAAGAAAAAAACGATTTAAAAAACCTAAAATATGAATAGCTATCCTGTGTTCATACCATCAAAAGGTAGATATAATAATTGTTTAACTGCCGATATGATGATTAAGGATAAAATGTTTTTTTTTATTGTTATTGAACCACAAGAATATGAATTGTATAAAAATAATTATGATAAAAAATATTTATTACAATTACCATTTAGTAATCTAAATAAAGGTGTTTATCCTGCAAGAAATTGGATAAAAGAATATGCAAATAAAAATGGTTATAAATATCATTGGCAATTTGATGACGATATGAAATCATTGGCATATTATACAAATGGCAAACAGCACAAAAAACCATCTTCATATATTTTACCACTAATAGAAAATTTTGTAGATAGATATAAAAATATAGCTATTGCTTCTATAACATCAAGTGCATTTGCATTTAGTAAAAAAACTCCTTATGGTTTGAATAAAATGGTTTATGGTTGTTTTTTATATAAAAGTAATTTACCATACAATTTTAGATTAAAACTAGGAAATGATACAGATATGAGTTTACAAGTTTTAGAGGGTGGTTGGTGTACTGTTGCTATGTATGCTTTTGTATTTAACACTCAACCATTAGGCACAGGAAAGGGTGGTAACGACACAATGTATGCAGACAATGGTAGGCAGACAAGAGCAAATGCATTAAAAAATAATTTTCCACATTTACCAATAAAAGTAACAACAAGATTTGGCAGACCACACCACGATTTATCACAAGTTTGGAAAACATATAAACAACAATTAATAAAAAAATAATGTATCCAGTTTACATAGTATCTAAAGGTAGATGGAAAAATCCATTAACAGCAAATTTTTTTAAAAGAGATGGAGTGGATTTTAAAATTGTAGTTGAGCCACAAGAATACAAAGAATATTGTAAGTCAGTGGGTACAAAATATGTGTTACAATTACCATTTTCCAATCTTGGAGTTGGCTCGTATCCAGCTAGAAATTTTTGTTGGGAACATAGTAGTAAAAACAAACACCAAAGACATTGGGTTTTTGACGATAATATACATAGAATTAGAAGAATAACACAAGGAAAAAAAATAGAATGTAATGCTAAAAAAGCAATACAAATTGTTGAGGATTTTACAGATAGATACGATAATGTTGGTATAACAGGTTTTAATTATACGCAAAATATTGTACCAGGCACATCAGATACAATACCATTTCGTCTTAATGTACACGCATATTCTGCTATGCTTATAAAAAATAATATGCCTTATAAATGGAGATTAAAATACAATGAAGATGTAGATTTATGTTTGCAAGTGTTACATAATAAATTGTGTATTATACTTATGTGTGCATTTACAGTAGATAAGACAAGTACAGTTGCTAAAATGAAAGGTGGTAATCAAGATGACTTGTATAAAAATAATGCTTATGAAAAAAAATTATTAAAAACACGCAGTTTGGAAGAAGTGTGGCCACAATATGTAAAAACAAAAATTAGATACAATAGACCACACCACATAATTAATTGGATGCAATTTAAACATCCATTAAAACGCAGAAAGGATATTGATTGGGAAAAAATTAAAAACACTAAACACAATATTGCATTAAAAAAAACAGGAAAAATTAAAAATAAAAAACTACAACAATTATATAAAAAGTATAAATGAAAATATTAGTTACAGGTGGCGCAGGTTTTATTGGTAGCAATCTTATAGAATATTTAAAAAAAAACACTTCGGCACAAATAACATCAGTAGATAATTATTTTACAGGTACAGAAAAAAATCATATAAAAGGAGTTAAATATATAAAATGCGATACTTGGGATTTGGATATAGAAAAACAAGATTTGGTTTTTCATTTTGGAGAATATTCCAGAGTTGTACCATCATTTAACGATATTGCTTATGTTTTACGAACCAATTTGCAAGGCACAACGAGAATAATAGAATTGTGTAAAGCTTGGAAATGTAAATTGATTTATTCTGCTTCAAGTAGCAAGTTTGGTGGTAACGAAGATTTGTCGCCATATTCTTGGGTTAAGGCAAAAATGGTAGAATTAATAAAAAACTACAATAAGTGGTTTAATTTACAGTACGAGATTTGTTATTTTTATAATGTTTATGGTAAAAACCATATTGCAACAGGCGATTATGCTACAGTTATTGCAAAGTTTGAAAAGCAATACAAAGAGGGAAAATCACTAACAGTTGTTGGCGATGGAAAACAGACCAGACAGTTTACACACATAAACGACATAATTATTGCGTTATATAAGATACTAAGACAGAACAGTAATAAGGAATGGTATTTAAGTAGCGACAAAAGTTATAGTATATTAGAGGTTGCAAAGATGTTTACAGATGATATTGTTTTTATACCAAAACGCAAAGGCGAAAGACAAGACGCAATAACAATGGTAAATGCAACAAAAGAAATACTAAATTGGCATATTGAATATGATTTAAAAAAATATATTGATGGACAAAAGTAGACACATAAAAAAGGAAAGTATTTTAAAAGCACTTGAACAAAGTTTAGGTGTTGTAACAATGGCTTGTAAAAAAGCAAAAGTACCTAGAAGTACATTTTATAAATGGTTAAATGAAGATAATGACTTTGCTAAAAAAGTAAAAGACATTGAAAATGTTGCACTTGATTTTGCAGAAAGCCAACTGCACCAACAAATAGGCAAAGGAATACCAAGTTCAACTATGTTTTATCTAAAGACAAAAGGTAAACACAGAGGTTATGTTGAAAGGACAGAAATTACAGGCGCAGATGGAATGCCTAATAACTTTCAAATAGAAATCATTGATAAAACAGAAGATACAAACTAACATTGTTTATAAGCATCTTGTTAATAGCAATAAAAAAATAATTGTAGAGCAGGGCGGTACTA